CCTCTTGACCGACATCCCCAGGCACAGGGCCAAGCGGAGGTAGAACCTCCGCTCGGGCCTGTCGGTCATCATTCTTTTCCCAGGTTCTCCACGGCCTCCTGCGTGAAGGCGTTGATCTTCCACGCCGTCTCGAAGACGCGGTTGAGCACCACGCTGGACTTCTTGCCGAGTTCCTTGGCGTCCTCGTCCTTGAACAGCCGGTTGCCGTTCTCGTCGCAGAGGCACAGCACCAGGAAGCGGACTCGGAACGCCTTCATCTTCTGCTCGGCGTAGGAGTCCTCGAAGGCGTCGCGGTCGGTGCCGCTGATGATCTTGATGAAGTAGTCACCGCCCCATTCGGGGATCGCCACCTTCTCGACCTTGATGTCGTCGGCGGCGAGGATACGGCTGCGGAGGTCAACTGCCATGCTGTCTGGTTCCTGTGCTGTGCGACGTCATGCCGCTGTTACATTTTCTTGTCGACTATGAATGTCATTCGGCCTCTGACGGCGTCCCCGACGGATATCTCCGTCGACGCCGACTCCACTGAGGCCACCACCCCGACGGTGAACGCGGGGCACGAGATCGTCAGGGAGCCTGACGCGCCGGTCGCCGAGAGCGGCTCGAACGCAGCCAGGTCGACGGCCGATCGCAGATACTCGATCGACACCTTCGCCGGGGAGGTGATGTCCCCGGTCCAGACGCGACGGCGAGTGCCGATGCTGTCCGACACCCCCGTCAGATCGACGATCTCCGGCTGCGCCTCCTCGATTGAAATCGAGGTCACGCTGCCGCCGATGCCGCCGATGCCGGTGAACGTGAAGGTCGTTCCTTGGGACGAGATCGCCACCGACGCCTCCCGTCACAAAGGCGTCAGGAGAGCCGGAACGTGGCCGACCCTCGGATGAAGTCGCCGACGGAGCCGCCGAGAGACGCCTGGGAGACGGTGGCGTTGCCACTGAAGGACATCGGGCCGCTGATCGACAGGGCGCCGGAGGAGCCGGCCGTGAGGATGGTCGTGTTGATGTAGTCGATCTGGACTTCGCGTTCGGTTGCGAACCCGCCGACGAACACCCGCCTGCCGTTGGCAGCGATGCCGAGATGCGTCGCGTCGAGGAGGTCTTGCGAGTCATTGACCTGAACCGAGGTGACGGTGACCGCAGAGCCACCGAACGTGAACGTAAGTCCCTGTGCCGACGTTCCCATGTGCCGCGCCTCCTTGCGCTACTAAGTGGCAGATTCCTGCCAAGTGACCTGATACAGTTGTCTGACTTCGTAGGCTGGGGGCAACTGCGCCCCGGCAACCGTAGGGTCGAGGAAGTCGTCCGTTTCGGACACCAACCTCATATCTTCTATCGTAGCATTCGCCAGTGTGCCGGTGTGACCATCAAGCGCGAGGCGAACCTCGTCGGCGAGAGTCCTGACGGTGTCGTAGGACAACGCCCACGACGCGATCTGGAGGTTGACGGTCGGCATGAACATCGGGCCGCCCGTGAGCGTCGACTCGCGGGCGATGTTGGCCCGCCGGTAGACGATGAACGGCAGGCTCGCGCCGGTCTTCGGCACGGCGATCGGGTACACCTGGAAGCCGACGATCCTGGCGACGCCGGGGGTCGACACGAGGTGCAGATAGATGTGCTTTTCTGGCGAGATCAGCATCAGGTGTACCTGTTGATTTGGGCTTGGATCGCGGCGAACAGTATGTCCTGCACCTCTTTGTGATTCGCCGTGATGGTGTCTTCCATCGGATGGTAGGCCGGCATCGGGTCGATGCTTTCGCCGGGGCCGAGGGTGATCGGGTGCTGCTTCCCGTTCTCGCCGATGGCGAAGTCGTGCGAGTAGCCCTTCCCGCGGCCGGCTTGGCGTGTCGGCTCGTTAATGCTGCCCATGAGGAAGTAGTAGCCTCGGCCTTTGCGGGCGAACTCCTCGTCGTTCAGCGTCCCCGTCCGCTTCATCTTCCCGTTGATCGCCTGGTGGACGTTGACGTAGGTGCGGCGGCCCTCAGTCCCAGGCCGCCGCCGGCCGGTGCCGAACTCGACCAACCAGGCGTGGTTGCCGCTGCCGTCGCGCTCGTCGGCCCCTTTGTTCCCGGTGCTCTGCGGGCCGGTGATCGACACGCCTACCTGGCCGTCGCGGTAGTCCTTGCTGATCGTCTTCACGCTCTTGGCAAGGTTGCCGGTCGCGCCGCCGCTCTTGGCCGAGAACGGCCGCGACACAAGAATCTTGTAGTCGTCGCGGATCGGCTTCGACGCCTGAAAGGTGACCTTCTTCAAGAGCCCCGGTAGCTCGAGGGCGCCGGCGACGCGGGCCAGCTCTTGAGCCAACTCGCGGGCGCCTGCGGTCTGAATGGTGACGAAGCCGCTGGTCTTCTGGACCGACGACTCGCCGCCGACGATGCGGGGGGCTCCGAGGCCACGCTCAATAGCCATCAGATGACCTCCCTGACAAGCAGTTCGGTCATCGTCCGGTCCATGCGGTCAGTGATGCTCGCCACCTCCATCGTCTTCCCCCGCCACTGCACGCGGTACTGGTAGGTGACGCTCGGCCGGTGTCGGATGCGGATGCGGTGAGATGCCACGACGTCGGCTTGCTGGGCCTGGAGGATATCTCGTGACGACAGCCCCTCGACCTCGGCCCACACCGCCGCCTCAGTGGTAAACGTCAGCGTGGCTTCGCCCATGGGGCTGCGAGACTCGCTCGGAGCCAAGAGGCTGACGCGCTCGTTCATGCGGCCCGCGGAGATCACGAGACGGTCCCTTCGCCGATCAGAACGAGTTCGTAGGCGCCCTGGGTCTGGTAGGCGTTGGAGATGACGAGCGCGGCGCTGGCCTGAGATGACGTCCAGCCAGCGGCCGTCGTGTTTGCCATCGCCAGCACGCCGCCGGCAGCGACCTGAACCTGGCCGAGCGGAGCCGTAGACCACGCGAGATTGCCAGAGACAACGAGGTCTACAGACCCCGTATTCTTGACGTAGATCGTCTTGATTGCAGTCAATGCCACCGACCCGCGGTCGTCGGAGAGCGACCCAAACGGGAAGGTCGCCTCATCGCCGTCTGGGATCGTCCCCGTCTCGCTGTAGGCGATCTGCGCCTGTCCTGCGCCGGTTCCGTTCGCCAGCGTCGTGGCGTAAGTAGCCGGCGTCACCCGCAGGGCAGCCGACAGGCTGTCGCTCGAGGACTCGTGAACCAGAACAGATACGGAGATTTGTGCGCTCAGTGCCATGATCAAGACCCCATGACGTACAACTCAAACGACTGCCCCGCGACGCCGCCGACGCGAAACAGGTCGCCGCCGGAGGCCGTCGAGAAGCCTTCTGAGTTAGGGCAGGAAAGAAGGAAGACGCCGCCGGGACGGATCGGGTAGCCGCGGAGAGTCAAGCCGCCGAGGTTGACCATCGGGGAGAAGTTCCACGACTGATAGTCGGGGATGAAGTTCCGAAAGTCCGTCCCGTTCCATCCGGCGGCCAGGGCGATGCTCGAGGTGGTCGATAGGTTCTTGACGTAGACCAGCCTGACGGTCGTCATCCCCGCGGTGTAGGCAAGGAAGGTGTCGACGTAGCCGAGTCCCGTAAACGTCATCGTGGCCGCCCAGACCTTCGTGCAGTCGCCGACGTCGACGGTGAACCGAACCGGATGCCTGGACACTGCCGTCGTCAGACCGCTCTGCGCAGTCTTCGTGGCTTCGATCTCCACGTTGACGACGGCGTCAAGGCTCATCTGTATCCGCCCCAGCCGCTGGCGGCGAGCAGCGTGTCGAAGGTGCCTGGGATGCTGACCATCTGGAGATTGGCAGCGGTCACCGGCTCGCGGTTGGCGTACCAGTGGGCCACGAGGAGCAGGATGAGGTGCCGGAGAGTCGCCGGCACGCTGGTGCCGCTCGCCCCGTAGCCAGCCGTCCACCGGACGGTGACGCTGTTCTCGTCGCCGCGGACGGCGGGCCACACGCCGGCGTACAGCGGGTAGATGCGGCCTGGGGTGACGTAGGTGTCAACCTGGAAACCGGCGACGCTGGTGATGGTGTTGTTGGTGCCGGCCTCGTCGCGGTAGATGACGGTGACGGTCTGGGCCGCCATCGGCGGGCGGGGGAGCGTCAACTCCCACAGCGGGAAGGCGTCGTAGCGAGCCTCCCAGACGGTCGTGATCATCGTGATGTCAAGAATGTCCTCGACATAGAGCCTCGCGGCCGTCACTAGTGTCGTCAGGTAGGCATTGTCATCGTCGACGTCGACGCGGCAGTGGGCCTTCGCATCGGCCAGCGTCACGGGCTCGACGGCCGGCTCAGTGAACCGTCGCAGACTGCGATACGGCGTGATGCCGATAGCGGGGGTCTGCGGCGTGACGTAGACGATGCCGGCTCCGGTGGTCATGTTTGCCTCTTCCTTGGCTTCCGCTCGATCGTGGCCCGCTCTGCACGCTCTTCAACCGCCGCCGTTTCGACGACTCGCTCCTCGACTGGGACGACGAGGCCGCGGGAGACGAAGATTCGGGCGGCGCCGTCGCCCCACTCGAACTCCTGGCCGACCTTGTAGCCGCCGAACGCCTTCGTGACGCGAACCTTCATTTTACGATCCCCCAGGCTTTCTCAGGCGGGATGCCCTTCGACCAGTATTCGGTGGTGTGCTGCTGCACCTTGCCGGCCGGGTCTTGCCGAGAGGGCCATGTGATCATCAGTTCGGCGTGGCCGATGCTGATCTGCGTCGCCATGCCGGCGGTGTTGCCGGCCGCCGCCCACGCCTTCCAGAAGTGGATGTCTTCGTCGACGTGGCCGCCGGTCCACTCGCCGTTGTCGTTGGCGTGAGCCAGGAACCACGGCTTCTTGACCTTCTTGAGGGCCGCCGTGCGGAAGAGCGAGCAGCCGAAGTGCGCCGTCTCCACGGGCTGGACGGGCTTGCCGAACCAGTCGTCCTCGACGGCGGTCTTGTCCTCCGGGGCGATGCCGGGCAGGGCGAACATGACCGAGTTGCTCTCTCGCTTCTGTTGCAGCGGAGCCAAGGCGTCCATGCCGGAGTAGTAGAGGAGCGTCATCAACGCCTCGACCGTTCGGGGCGTGAAGACGCTGTCGTAATCGATCGTCAGGATGACGTCGTAGTCATCGATGACGCTCTCCATCGACCTCTGGACGCACTGGCCCCAGAACGCACCGGAGTGCTTGACGATGGGAATCTTGTGAGGCGTCAGCGCCTGGGAGACGCAGAAGAAGTTGTCAGTGAAGCCGAGGCGAGGCGTGCTCATAAGAGCAACGACCTTCGCCTCGGCATCGCACTGACCTACACGCAGAATCATGGGACGCTCCTTGTGAGGAGCGGGCGCGCCTCATGCGCCTTTGTCGGCCGTCCATGGCCGTCCCGCACTGGGTACGGGACTAGCCGCGGATCAAGCCGATGACGTTTGCCTGGGCCGCGTTTTCGGGCGACACCTCGGCGCGACCAAGCCGGCCGACGATCGCCACGGTGGCGGATGCGCCCGGCGTGTAGGACACGCGGAGGTATCGCTTCTTGGCCTTCGTGTCGATGTCCATCTTGAGGATGGCCGCCGAGCCGGTGCCGGAAGCAGCGATCGCGGGGATCGCGAAGCCGCTGGCACCGCCGCCGACGAGGGCAGCGACATCGGTGTAGCCGGAGCCGGACGAATCCGACTCTTCGACCTTCACCGCGTTGGCGAAGACCGTGCTGGCGTTCGACGCGCGGATGACGACCACGCTGGCGTGGTCGTAGCCGAGGGTGTCGATCGTCAGCGTGGCGGTCGCCGTCGCGCCGACAGCGGCCGTGGGGAGTTCGGCGACGACCCGATGGTTCTGGGAGTGAATCATCTGCTAGGTGCTCCTGTTAGATCACGAGGCCGCCGACTTGAGGGCGACCACGGGGCCG